TAGCGGCTTTTTTCATCATCTAATATCTTTCTTAATTTGGCTTTTTCGTCATCTGACAGTTTTCCTAAAACTAGTTCAAGTAATTTATCTTTTGTTAATTTACTACTTCGTGTGGTGTGTCCGAATTCCATATTCATGACAAAGCGATGACCGCACTGGGGATTTTTGCAAGCACAATAATAACGTGTGAATTCACTGTGTATGCGTTCAGCTCTTTCAATTACTGATTTTGCATTGCAAACAGTGCAATAAATATCTGTTGTTCTTGCCATTTTCCCCAAAAGCCACAAAATTAATATGTGATCATTATTATATATAACACTGGCATTTTGTATAGTCTTTGAACGTAAATTTATTTGCTAAAATTTTGCTCACGGAACTTGATTTTTAACAAAGTTTTTATTTCGGGATCACTGTTGATAGTTTCAGCTATTATCTCCTGCAGTGGCATGACTTCATCATAGTGATAGACTTCACGATATTTTAAGGGGTCACCTAATCCTGCAGTATTTGTTGGGATGATGCCGCTTAAACCTGCAGGGAATCTGTGTGCTGTTAAAACGTCTTGTGCAGATATGTTTTTAATATTAGCAAATTCATCTTTTGTGCCGGTATCGCCAATCGGAATCACTTTTAACCCGTCAGGATGACCGCCAGCAATATTCACAAACATAGATCGGAAATTTCCTACGCCTTTAGATTCACTGATCTTTCTTGCGATCTCTTCTTCCATTTCTTCCGTTAAGTCGGGATCCGTTGAGTACAAAATAAAACCCATGTGTGCTCCGTTGCTAAAATAGCGACGACGAAATACAGTAGCATCAGAGTTTAATAGTGCAGATTGGATACCGCCTACATAATCGGGCGATCCATAAACCTGTTGCATGGGATCGTAAAGTTTAATGAATATAATATCTTTCGCATCATAGCTATAGATTTCTTGTGCGGTATCATAAAGCGATTTTTTCATCAAATACGAATAGCCGCCGTCCTTGCGTACACGTAAATAAAGGCTGGAAAGAGGCACTAAACGCACAACTTGACCAAAACCATTACGAACTTTTAAAAGCCCCACATCTCCAAATTGAATTAAGTTTAGGCAAAGTGCGCGCATATCCATACGAGATAACGCTTTTCCGCCTTCGTAGAGTGCGCTTACCATGTTGGCTCGACTATGCAGAATTCCGCCATGTTGTGCGTTTTGGTGTGGTAGTTTTGCCAGTGCGTGACGATTCACTGGGGGCAAATAGCAGTTGTAATTTTCGTCAAAGCCAATACCGACATAATCTAACGCGGGTGAGGCGGTTATCTCACTTAATGAAAAAGTGCGGTCATTAATAGGCGCAATCACAATGCCTTTTTTACTGTCTTTTTTTACATTAGTTTCCACTTAATACACTCCATCCGCGACGTTTGCGCGGTTTATCATTTAAAGATTTTTTGTTAATGGCATTACAAATGGCGAAAAACACATCGGCGTGCTGTGTTTTTACAGTGCGTTCAGCCGTGAACGTCATCGTATTGCCCGATTTGGTTGATTGGTGCTTAATCATTAAAAAGCTAGGCACAATATCAAGTTCTTTTTCGCTCCACTCAATTTGCCCATGCTCAACTAAATCATGCACTTTCAGCACCATACCTGTTTTGCTTTCTGGGTTGTAAATAATCGCCGTGGCCGCATGGCGTGCAAACTCTTTCACCAGTTCATAAACCCCATAACCCACGCCTGTTGCATCAATGCCGATGTAGGTCATATTGTATTTTTCATAAAGTGCACGAATTTGGTTCGCTTGATACACATAAGATAGCCCATGCCATTGATGCCGTTCGAGCAAGCGATATTTTTCACCGGGTAACGCAGGCGGGGCAATAATTACAAAACTTGCACCATCACCACTGTGTGCGGGGTCGAATCCGCCCCAGACTTCACGATCACCAAAAGGACGATCTGCTTTTGGGTTAAAGTCTTTCCATTTCGTAACATCTACACCACATTTTAAAAGTTGATGAACAGTAAAAATCGAGTCCGCATCATCAATCCAAACGCACATATAAAGCTGGTTGAACGCGTATTTGCTATAACGCTGTTTCAGTTTCTCAACATTAAATAATGTATCTGCACCGCCTTTTAGCGCATCTTCAATCGTCACGACATAACGCCACTGACCATCGGGGCAAAGTCGCCCACCGTCGCGCAATTCTGCAAAGGTCGGGAATGGAATGTTTTTGCGTTTTGGATCGCCATCGCGCCAGTTATCACCACTCCAAAATGAATAGGATTCATGAAATTTGGAAGACGGAGTGCTGAAATAGGTTTCTCGCCATCTTGCATGCGTTGCCATGGCCGATGCCACATCATTGAATCGCTGAAAGTCACGAATCCATGCGTATTCGTCACCGTACACATGGCCACTATTACCCTGTGACGTGTTTTTGTTGGTTGATAAAAAATGCAGTTCCGCCCCGTTGCTTAAAATAATTGGGTTACCGGTCAGCTCAACGCCGAAATATTCCCGCGCCATTTTCACGATGTAGTTTTTAAAGATTTCTGCTTGTCGCTTACTAGCTGATAAGAATATTTGATTGTCACCGCTGAAAATAGCATCTTCCAACGCCTCAAAACTGAAATAATAAGTTGCCCCAATTTGGCGCGATTTCAGAATATTTCGCACATCATGGTGCTTATTGGCGCGGATGTGTTTTTGATAATAAAACAACGAATCAATAAACGGCTGGCACATTTCGGGCGTAACGTGGGAAATATCATTCTTCACCCGCTTTTTCTTCTTACGTTCGTCACCGTCACCGCTGTCGGCAAAGGCGCGTTCACCGCTAGAAACATCATTAGAATTGACCGCACTTTTTGCCGTCACTTTAGCTACCGTTGCTGCACGTTGCTTTTTGTACTGAATATCTTTATCGATCAGGGCTTCGAGTTCTTTTATTTCCTGATCGCTTTTATTTTCCCGTTCTGTCAGCGTGATAATGCGTAGCGCGATCAATTCTTCAATCCCGCTTTCGCTGATTAAATTGCGCCAATTGTATTTTTCCGCCCAATAGTAAATCGGGCGTGTGCTATTTAAACCTAATTCTTCAGCGATCTCTTTCGGCGTGTATTTTTTTAAATATAAAAACTTTGCCGCATAAATCACTTCGTCATCGTAGCGTTTTGTTTTTCTTTTTCTTAGCTTAGATTCCGTCATCTTTTATCTTGATGTTGTTGTGTTGGGCGTATTGTGGCAACAAAAACAGCAAAATTTTAATGGCAAAAATTGGATCTGTTCGGATATGCGCAGTTATTGATCTATATCCGAATATATCCGAATTTCGCCCCGTGATTTTGCAAAAAAGATCGGCAAAAATGGCGGCACTTACGCAAACAAAGCGAAACATAGGCATTTTTAAAATGAACAAATCTAAACTCAAAACTGATTTTATTTGTATCGCCACATCGGGCTACACCGTGGACGGTCGCCAAATCACCGCCCAAGAATTGCACGAAATGGCGGAAACATACGATCCAGAACACTACACCGCGAATTTATGGCCGGAACATCGCCGTTGGTTCAATATGGGGCAAGTGATCGAACTGAAAGCAGAAGAAAATGAAAAAGGCGAAACACAACTTTTTGCCATCATCGCGCCAAACCAAGAATTAATCGAATACAACAGAGCGGGTCAGTATTTATTCACCAGCATTGAAATTACCCCGAATTTCCGCAACAGCGGCAAGGCTTATTTATCGGGTTTAGGTGTCACCGATTCCCCAGCATCTGTCGGTACAACAGAATTGAAATTCTTTAGCGCAGAGCAAAAAGACATGATTTTTGGCGAGTTCGTCAAAGTGAATTTTTCTGCAAAAGAAAATGAAGAAGAAAAAATGACACGTAGTTTTTTCAACGCGATCAAACAATTCTTTTCATCTTCCGAACAACCGGAAGAACAACCAACTCCCAATAACAACAATAATAAAGAGGACGATGCAATGAACGATAAACAGTTCAAGCAATTAATTGATGCGATGAATGGTTTAGGCACCAAAATTGACAGCCATTTTTCAGCTAAAGTGGAAACCAAGCCAGAGCCACAACCAACAGAAAAGAAAGATGAACAACCGCAAGGCGTAACAGCGGAACAGTTCAATCAACTTTTAACAACGGTTCAGGCGTTGGATAAAAAATTCAACGAATTAAGCCAAGAACAAACCATTGTGCCAAATGGTGTGCCAACCGTTGAAAACGAAAATGTATATAGCGTAAACGGCTACAACATCGACTTATCAAAAGGATTCTAAAAAATGAACAAACAAGCGTATTACGCCCTAGCGGCAGCATTAGCGAAACACTTTAATCAACCTCTTGATTCGGTGTTGCGCGGAGAAAGTTTTGCACTTAAAGCACCTGAAGCAGCAATGTTAGGCGAAAATATTCAACAACGTTCCGATTTCTTGAAACAAATTAATATGATTCAGGTAGCACATACGAAGGGTCAAAAATTATTTGGTGCAACAGAAAAAGGTGTGACTGGTCGTAAACAAACTGGTCGTAATCTGGCTAATCTTGATCATAAACAAAATGGCTTTGAATTAGCGGAAACGGACAGTGGCATTATTGTGCCATGGGCATTATTCGATTCGTTCGCCATTTTCAAGGATCGTCTTGTTGAGCTTTATAGCGAATATTTCCAAAACCAAGTTGCATTAGACATCTTGCAAATTGGCTGGAACGGTCAAAGCGTAGCAGATAATACAACTGAAGCAGATTTGTCTGATGTGAATAAAGGCTGGTTGAAACTTTTACAAGAACAACGTGCGGCCAACTTCATGACCGAATCTACAAAATCCTCAGGCAAAATTACCATTTTTGGCGATAACGCGGATTATGCGAATCTTGATGATTTAGCCTTTGACTTAAAACAAGGCTTAGATTTCCGTCATCAAAACCGAAATGATTTAGTCTTCCTTGTTGGTGCTGATTTAGTTAGCAAAGAAACGAAACTCATTCAGAAAAAACATGGTTTAACCCCTACCGAAAAAGCCGCATTAGGTTCACATAACTTAATGGGTTCATTCGGCGGCATGAATGCTATTACTCCGCCGAACTTCCCGGCACGCGCTGCAGCTGTGACAACGCTTAAAAACTTAAGCGTGTATACCGAAGCTGAAAGTGTACGTCGCTCTTTGCGTAACGATGAAGATAAAAAAGGTGTGGTGACATCTTATTATCGTCAAGAAGGCTATGTTGTGGAAGATTTAGGTTTAATGACCGCTATCGACCATACCAAAGTGAAATTAAATGGTGAAGAATAGGAACTAACCAAAAATGGGAATGCGAGATTTTCAACGTCAAATGCAGGCACTAGCAGACATTAATCAAGTATCAGAGAGCAACACACAAAAAAGTGCGGTTGCGATTCACGGTAATGATTATGCCGTGCTTGAAATTGCCTTACAAAACGATGTTAATGCGGTGCGCGCATTCCCAACACGTACCGAAAAATTAGATTACAAACGCAACCGCTTTTTGCCAAAGTGGTTGCCCTTTGTGAATGAATATTTAGATAAAGGGGCAATTTATCAGAATGATTACTTGGTTTATTGCATTGTGTATTTGTTTGACATTGCTGATTTTGACCGAGCCTTGTCATTGGCTGAAAAAGCAATTGAGCAAAATCAATCTATGCCGCAAGGGTGGCAAACCACATTGCCGAATTTCGTCGCCGATCAAATCTACAACTGGACAGATAAAACCGCCGCAGCTGGTCAATCCGTGGAGCCATATTTTTCACAAACTTTTAAAAACGTGGCGACCCAGTGGAAGTTGCACGAAATTGTCACAGCGAAGTGGCTAAAATTAGCGGCGGCACTGCTTTTACGCAGTCCTCAAGGCAAAGTACAAGCCAGTGGTATTGATGATGCCGAAACCCTTGTACTGGCTATTCAGTTATGTAACCGCGCTTTCCAACTCAATCAGAAAGCGGGTGTAAAAAATATGATTGAGCGTTGTGTCATGCGTTTAAACGCATTGGCAAAATCGGGCGATTACGACCCGACCAGTCTTCCCCAAGTGGCGGGATTGAGTTTGGAAAAACAGCAAATTGATTTTGATCTTGTTATTGAAAAACTCACTGCCCGCCCACTCAAAAACAGCGAGGAAGGCAATGTTTAACGGCAGAACACAAGATTACGATGACACTACGATCACAAATAGCGGATTCTGGTGTGACATCACTATTGATGAATTTCAAAAACAACGGGCAATTCCATTACAGATCCCCGTTGAAATGGTGAAGGCGGCACTAATTGCTGCTATGCAAGGGATTAACATTGATTTAGCAGAAGTGGAAGAAAACTACCGCAAAAGCAAAATCAATTCTGTGCAAGAAATTTCAGCGCAACGTATTGACGGCGAAAATTACGCAGAAAGCCTTTACAAGAAGGCAGTATTCGCCAGAGCAAAAGCGGAGTTGTTACCAGAATTTAATACGCTTTCGGGGCGAGAAATTCACCAAAATCGCGAATATGTGGCCGAACAAAAAAGCCTATTAGCTGAGGCAACTCATGCTATTCGCACATTAAAAGGTAAAAAACGGGGTTCAGTGTGGCTACTGTAAAGAAAATGCTGTATCAGCAACTCACTGATTTTTTGCTCACAAAATTGCCGAAACGCTATCACGGGAATTTTTACAGCTGGATTGAAGACGGAAAATTGTTGAACGAAGGGCGACAAGTGACCGAAAACGGCATAGAAGTGTGTCATCTTTCTTACAACGGTGTATTTCACTTTGAGGCGTTGCCGTTCAATGAAATTTCACCGGCTTATTTAATGGCTTTTATCCAAGTGTGGGTAAACGAAAACGATCAAATGCGCGATGTGTTAGATGATGGCGAAATCCCTTTTGATTTAGACATTATCGACGATAACACAGCAGATTTAATCTTTACTATCGCTTTCCGTGAGCCACTGACGGCAATAGAAGATAGCGAAGGAAAATTAAAAATTGATGGGATGAATTACCGATTGGACGATATTGAAGTCTTTACGGCTGAATATATTGATGTTGTGGCGATGGTTGAAAAATGAAGATTTTAATGGGGCTGAAGCCAGGTACAGTAGAAAAATTAAAGCATACATTACTGTATTTACGCCTTACACCGAAAATGCGTAATCAAGTGATGCAAAAAGTATTGTGGCGATTAAAAGATAACGCTGAAAAAAATGTAAGTCATCAACAATCGCCAGATGGTAAAGCATGGACACCAAGAAAGAAAAAATTAAAAGGTGGTGTACGTAAAAATAAGTTGCTGAAAAAAAGTGCGGTCAATTTAAATTCGAAATTAGAACAGCAAGGAGAACGCGGCAAACTTTTTTACACCGATCCAAAATGGGCAGAAGTTAGAGCTATTCATCA